AAAAAACTATATTACTGTAAAAAATCTATTTAAAGTTGCAAGACTTAGAGATGATCTACAAAATGTTTTTACAATATTTAACAAATATGAAATAAAAGAAGGATCAAGACCTGATCTAATAGCAGAAGAATTTTATGGAAGTGCTGAATATGATTGGGTTGTTTTAGTTTGTGCTGGAATTACAAATTATAGAGATCAGTGGCCATTGTCAGACAATGATTTCTATAAGTATTGCTTAAAAATATATGAAAATGAGCAGAATCTATATTCCCCACATCATTATGAAACTATAGAAATAAGAGACTCTGAAGATAGATTGATTCTTCCTAAAGGAAAGATAGTTGATAAAGAGTTTACACTATCATATAAAGATGGTGATAGAATCTATAGCAATGATCCTGAAGTAACAGGACCAAATGTATATCCAATAGGAAAAAGTATTGTAATAGAGATCAGTAATTATGATTATGAAATAAGAAAAAATGATGATAAAAGAACAATTTACTTATTAAAACCAGAATATTTGATAGAAGTCTTGAATGATATAGAAGACATTATGACGTATGATGAATCATCAGAATTTGTAAATGATAGAATAATAAAAACTGAAAATACTAAAGTAGTATTGAAATAAAAAAAGGAGGGTTTTAAACCCTCCTTCAATCAATCATTCATCTGCAAGTCGTGCAAAGTATGAAAGAGTTTCATCATCGTCATCATCATAACTAGAAGAAGAATTGCTACGAGATGGTTTGAGATCATTCAGTTCACTTCGCAAATCTTGTGTAATTTCGCGAGATGGACCACGGAAGTCTTCTTCATCTTGAACTTCTTCATCAATGTTGGGGCGTTGTTGCTTAACTCCAATAACATTATCAAAACGCTTTTTCAGTTCATCATAAGTCTTGAACTGATCAGAGGCAACCAACTGCTCCAAAGAATATTGCTTTTTCCAGATTGCTTCCATTTCATCGTCATCATCAAGAAGTTGACCAGGACGAGAAAACTCTGAAGAATCATAGTTGCGATAACCAGCAACATTCTTTGCTTTGAGTTTAAAATTAGCGCCTGTCCAGAAGTCAAAAGGATCAATTGCTTCCTCATCTTCAAATTCTGGTTGCATTGCTGCAGTCAGTTTATCAAAGATCTTTTTACCAAACTTATAAAGGAAAACTCGACCTTCATTATCAGGATTTGTTGGATCCTTGACAACATAAATGTTAGCAATGTAAGTCAATTTACGCTTTTGCTTACGTGCTTGTTCTTTTCCAGCATCAGTTCCATTATTCCAGAGCATAGAGTTATATTCCGAAACTGGATCTTTTTGTCCCATGGTCGTCAAAGAGTTTTCAATATACCAACCACCAGGACCTTGGAAAGCGTGACTATAGAGTTTCACAAAAGGAAGATCTTCATTTTCTGGTGCAGGGAGAAAACGAATTACTGCATAACCATTGCCACTTTTGTCAACTTCAAGTTTCCAGAAGCGTTCATCTGCAGATCCACTTGTATTATTCATTTTTTCAACTTCCTTGACAAGTTTTTGAGTCAAGGAACCAAGTTTGGATTGCTTTTTAAGATTTGCGAAAGACATTTTAGATTCGGAGGATAAATTGGATTTGTCGGATTTGTTTTCGACCTCTTTATTATAGAGTCACCATAATGGGATGTCAAGCCCTGGTCTGAGGGTCAATCTATAAAAAGTTTTAATTCTTCGATGGTGGCATCCATAGATTTAAATAATGTTTGCATATCAGTGCTTGGGGGATAACCCATCATGTTTACAGATTTTTCTAAGTTTCTCTTCATTTCTATGGCACTTTCATCATCTGAAAGAGATAACCTAGTATACATTATTCTTTGCTTTTGCAACAGTTCTTGCAACTTTTCAATATGATTCATTTTTGAATCTCTATCCATCATATCAAAGGAAAAAATTGTCTCTGATATTTCCTGTTGAAGTCTATTAATTTCAGAAATTTCTTCCTGTATTATTTCGGAGTCAAAAAAATTATTCATTTAAAATTTCTCGCAGTATCTTCTTATAATGAAATATATCAATATTTAGAAACTGATTATACTTGGAAATTTTTAAATTGACACAACTCCAAATTGGATCATCCAAATTTTTATTAAAGTTTTTTGAAAAATTGAATATTTTTTCGTATATTACCAATGTTTCTATTGATAAATCCCCACCTAGAAAAGATTTTAGTATCTGAGGATGTCCCTTGGAGCACTTGAAAACATCCTCTAATCCTCTCTCCGATAGTAATTGTGTTGATTGTTCTTTGAAATAATACGTCAAACTCTGCTGTCGTTTTATCCATTCCAGATAAGTTCTTTCTCCAGAATTTATAATTTCTCCAATCCATAGGTTTTGTGGGTTATCGGAAGCAACAAAATTAGATACAAAAAAATCAACTATTTCTTTGTCAGAGTATTTTCTAGAACTCTTTTCAAAAAAATACTTATCCTTTCTTTTATTAAAAGATGTTATGGAAGCTTTTGTTTTTTTATGATATTTGAAATAATCGTATTTTGGGTTTGTAAAGTGATTTTTCAAACCCAAATACTGAGTATAACATTCAAAAGGTGACATTAGATAGGCAAACGTGCTCGGGATGTTTTTTTCATAAAGTTAAGGCGTGTTGCATCCCACTTTAATTTTTCTTTCAAAGGTTTTGATACAAGTTTAGTTACTGATTCAATCTCCAATTCATTCAATTCACAATAATGAATAATTGCATCGATGTAATTGAGTTTTTCATCAATAACAATTTTCTCTATCTCTAAAGAAAATTTTGATGGTGATAAAAACTTATTTTCTATCGCTTTTTTTAGTTCTTTATTGGGTTCCATAGAGTTCCAGTTTATCTCTAACAAACTTTCTAATATATTCGGAGAGAAGTTTGATGTATTTTGATTTGTCATATTCTTCATAAATTACAGATTCTCCATTTTCACATGCCATGATGATTACAAGTTTTTTGACTGAAATTCCAGTCATTTCATATAGCATACAACCATATGCCATACACTGAACAAAATAATGTTCGATCCACTCTCGTGGTTTTGGTTTTTTAGATGTTTTAAAATCTATTATTGCTAATTCTTTATTATATTCAGCAATACAGTCTACTGTTCCCGCAATACCTAATTGTTTACTATATAGGGAACTTTCAAGAGCGTATATGTTATTTATGCAATTTAAATCTTTCTTAACTATATTGAATAAAAATTCTGAAATAGGTTGGACTTTTGGAAGTTCTTTGTTCAACAGATGGCATTCTGTAAGAGTATGCATATCTGTCCCACGACTTGTAGCAGCTTTTGTTATTTGATTTGCTTTTTCTTCCCCAACTTTATTTCTCCATTTTACAAAAATTTCTTTATTAAAATGACTGGTTACCGATGTAATGGAAACCAGTCTAAGAAGTTCTTCTTCTGTTGGAACTCTGTAGTAACGAATTCCATCAAGAGTTTCCCTTTCTAATTTGGGAAACTCAATATCAACATGATTAAACATTAAAAACCTGCATCAATTTTTGCAACAAGATACTCTTTTACAAGACCAGATCGAACAATGTCATCTAATCCAAACTCTATTATATCAAAAGATGGCATTTTACGCAAGACCGACATAAAATCTACAATGCCATTTTTTTCATTTTGTTTTTGTAAATCAGATTGTCTAGTATCTCCACAAAAACAAATCTTAGTATTTTCACCAACACGTGTAATTATAGAATCTAATTCATGGAAATTCAAATTTTGAAACTCATCGACAATGATGATTGAATTATCTAATGTGGTTCCTCTTAAGAAAGAAGTGGACCAAAATTTAATTGTTTCTTGTGATTTTAAATTACCATAAAGCATTTCAAAATCAGCATCACTAGGCATCTGGAACATATACTTTACCATATTTTTATATGGAATTTGATATATGTCAGCTTTATCTTCATGGGAACCTGGAAGGAATCCAATCTCTCTGGTCGCTACAAGAGATCTGACAAGGTATATTCTTTCATATGGAGTATATTCATTCAAAACATCTTTCAATGCATTGTATAGGGTTATAAAGGTCTTTCCGGTTCCTGCGCAACCATATGCAACTAAATGTTTTTGCTCAGAATACGAATCAAACAAACGTTTTTGATTGTTTGTAAGAGGTTCAATATCTATTAGATATTCAGAGCTTAATGGTTTTTTCCTCTTCATTTGCTTTGCAGTCATACCAACACCAATTGGTTGGTCGAAAGATGATCTCTTTTTTCTTGCCATACTAGATTTTCTTTACTCTGGATCCTGGTGCTTTTGATGCTTTATCTAGAACTTCATTCCAACCGGGATTCTTGTTTACAAGTTTATCCCTCCACTCACCAACCTCTCCAGGTTGAGGGCATGTGGATGGATCAGACCAATCTCTGATCCATTCTGGATTATCTTGTTTCCATTGATCCCAGTCGTGAACGCTCATTTCAACTTCTTTTTGTTCACCACTAGTAACATGAATAACTGGATATGTTGCCATTGTTATCAATTCAAAACATAAAGTTATTTATAGGTGGTTTAATACTTTGATATTACATTGAAAGAAACTGTAATCCTATCCTCATAAGAGTTATTATAATTTACATAATGCATTAACTCAGAAGGAAAAATAATTACATAACCCTCTTCCATTTTTTTTGTAGTTAAAATTTGAGAAGAATCTAAGGAAATACAATTTATTGATTTGGATTCGTTAGTAAAGCATGTAGTATTGGCGTATTCCAAATTCATAATGTATATTCCAGAAAATGAAGGAACACTATAAGAAGTTGGAGATTCTGGAAAAATAGGTATTATTGAATGATTATGTATTTCTTGCCAATGACTTCCTTTATAATGATTATACCATATTTTTGCAATATTAGAGGTTCTAGGAATTTTAACATTAAGAATAGGATTCATCTGTTCAATTAATTCATCAATAGGTTCCCATATTATTTTTTCAAAAAAATTTTGATCAAATATATTAAAATTATTTTTATCTGAATCATCAAAAAAACTACTAACTATATCACAATTCCAAGTATTCTTTTTATTATACGTTCTCCCATTTTTTTTAATATCTTCCATTATCAATGGAAGATATGTATTTTTTATTTTTTTGTGAGATTTAATTTTTTTCCACCAAACAAAAGGAGTTTGAAATATAAAAAAATTACTTTCCTCAAGATCCAAATCTTTAGTATCTGACATTAATTCCACTCCAGAGATTCTGAAAC